GTTGTCTTCGTCAAGATCCTCAAACCCTGATAAGTCTAAATCGACCTGAAACTCTAATAAAAAGACTTCCTCTGGCTCTCCGCTCTGCGAGATGCCTATGGTCTGATTAATAGCGTCTCTGATTTGATTGCCACCCGTGGGGTCATTCTGTGGGTCTAATGGGGTATCAATGTACTCACCTGCAAACACTCGCTTGGCAAATTCATTGGTATCCATCGCAATACGCTGAGTAATACGAGGGCATTCCGAAACAACACTTGACCCATTGTAAGGAATATACAAATCATCAGGTAGGACTAAACGGCTGACCATTCGGCCAAGCTGCTCGTCATAGTAAACTTTTTTAAATGTAGAACCACCGTAGCCCGTATAGAACAAAAGCTGATCAAACTCTGGGGTGTATTCTTTCATCACCGAGGTGATCTGGTAGTTCATAAAATCCTGCACGCGCGAAGCCTGTTGGATCTTATCTAATGTTTCTTTTCCTAAGGTTTGCGTCCTGACAGGACCGCCGGCAGGCATGAGTTCTTTAAATGCTTGTGCTTGAAACTGGACAATAGACTCTGTCAGCATAGGATGCACCGCGCCTGCGGCTCCTCGGAACGGCTGCGTCCTGTCCTCTATCTTCAAGCCTAATAGCTCAAGACCTTTAGAGTACATTTCCTCCCACTCGCCACGAGAGGACCTGTCTGCTTCAAACAAGGCCAACAGGTCAGAGGAGATAAGCGCCATCTCGTTATCATCCATAACCTCGGCAAGGTTACTGTAGAATTCTACGTCATCATCTTGAGGGTCAATCTCTACCGTCGCACTGCCATCCTCTTCAAGGACGATCTCTATGTCCGGCTCCATCTCTTCCATGACTTCGATGATGTCCGTTTCGGGAGCTAGGTTTACCACTTTTTCTATAGGCATAGTATTGTCCTAAATGTATTTTGGGTCATTGTACACTCGTTCTACTGATCCGCCACGTTTCATCTTTTGGTATCTTACCTGACTGGGTAAGTCCGTACCGTCCGAAGCGTTCAAAGGATCAGGAGCCTCTGATTTTTTATAATACTGTATGCCTTTAGCATACACTCTGTCGCCTACAACAGTAGCTAAGTCTGCACCTTTTACAGCTTGACCTGTATTCATATCAATAAATAAGTGATGTGCTTTAGGGTTAAAACCTATCTCGACAAAATCTTTACCGTCTAAAAGGACATTCTTGTCGGGAACATAATTACCGTCCACAGACATAGCAGGGAACTTATTTTTAGCCTCTGGCACGTCTATGTTTGATATTTTAGCGGCTATTCCTTGTCTACCTTTTTGGTTTACGTTAAACGTAACGTTTTCCACTGTGGCATAAGGAACGTAAGAAAGGGCTTTTCCGTTAAAATTGTTTTTATGAAGTGTTTGAAGTTTATCTAAACCTTTTGGCGCATCGGGGATTTTTGAATTAAGGTTTAAACGTATGCCTACTTTGCTTCCGGCTTCTACAGGCGCATTTATTAAGGCATCTGCTTTTCTTGTGCCTGCGGTAGCTTTAGTAGCAAGGGTTTCGAGGGTCTTTAGATTATCGGGTGTGTAGTTTTTTAGCCGTTGACCACCACTTAGGGTTTCGTCAACACCTACCTCTAGAGCGTCGGCAGTTACTTGATTCCCTTGCTTGAGTTTAGGCTCATCGCCTGCATTCCGGGCAACGTCATTTTTAAGAGTCTGTCCCTGCGCGCTCGTGCTTTGGGGCTGAGTGTCGCCTTTGATGGAGCGGTAGATAGATTCACTGATTTTGTTTTGTCCATATGCATCCTCTAATGCGTTAGTTATTTCAACTAGCGACGTATCATAGTCCATTTTGCTGATTTTATCTACAGTAGTAATAAACTGTTCCCCTTCCCCGCCTTGGTTATTGACTATCTGAATAGCCACTCTGTCATCGTTTTTATATTTATCAGAAATTTTCTTAATGCTTTGACGAGCGTCTCTATGGGCTCCTAAGAAAACATTAAGCGGGACTGTTCGTCCTGAGCCTAATTCTTTTTCCATTTTGTTTGCTCGACTTAGCAACAAAGGGAAAGCTTTTTCCGGTGAACGATCTACATAGATAACAGTTACAGCTTTACCTGAATCTAATGCTTGGTCTATTTGAGCAGACGACTTTTCAAAGTTAGCTAAAGTTCCATCTGCCACTAGGTCATACTCGTCTACCATTTCGTCAGGGAGACCTGCCGTTTTACCTGAGGCTGCTCCGCCTCCCGTAAACACCCACTGGTCTTCTTGACCCATAGTGTCGCGGAGTGCTTGTTGGTACATAATCTCGTTTATTTCATTAGCCGTTATTTGGACGCTGCCTGAAAGAGTGCGGTCTTTACGGTATTCAGGGTTTAATTCCCTAGCGAAATCCGTATTAAGAATCTTTCCGCCTTCGGTTTCAGGAAGCTGCCGGTACTGCCTTATTGCAGCTTCAAGGTCGGCTCCTACCTGTTCGTTAAAGCGCAGAGCTACGGGGTCATTAGCCACCCGTGGAAGCTTGGCTATTTTTTCGGCGTCATAGATAAGAGATTGAGGAGCGTTTGATGAAGTGCCTAGCGCTTCATTCTGTAGCCTTACTGCGTCGTCATAATCTGTGACGACAGGAACGTCTTTAGCTCCGCCAAAGTATTTAGGGTCATGGACAAAGAAAACAACATCCGGCTCACCTTTACTGTACTTCGAAAAAGCTTTCTTGTCCCAGTTAGGAGGTGCGAACTCATCGTTCCACGGTAGACGAGCCACCGGACGGAAACCTACGGCTTCGTATATTTCAGGTAAGTATGTGTCGAAAGCGTCTAATTTAGTGCCTCCAGCCTGTACTGCAGCCTGAAGCATTGCAAAACTTCCGCCTTTAGGCTCATTTGGAGAAGCAAATACTGCAACTACATCTCCATCAGGTTTAATAGCAAAACCACTACCCGCTTCAGTTCGGAACAAATTATAACCAGATAGGTCTTCTGTGTTTTTTATTTCTACTTGGGCCCCTAATCTATGCTTTGACATTGCATTGCTCATGTCTACAAAGTAAGAGGGGGCGTTTGTTACGGCGTCTACCTGTTGGATAACAGGTAAATTAAGACCTGCACTTCGGTATTGTGTTAAGGCATTAGAATCTGGAGAAAATTCTAAAAGCCCATTTCCTCCATATCCTTCGACAGCTCCTCTTTGGTAAGGTCCGGGTGCTTCTTGAGGACGTCTTCCATTATCGAGTCCTTGAACCACGCTTGTTGCGGCTGCTCTGCGACTTTGGTCTGCTCTGAAGGAGCGGAGGAACTGTCGTCTTCGTTGAGAAAGGGTGTCCCCACCCGTGTAAGGCCTAACATCGCCTGATCTAAGGCTGCCGTCGGGGTTAGCGTTTTCGAATTGTCTTGCGGCATCGTCTAATTTTCCTCTATTGACTTCTGGTCTTTGATACCAAGGGCCCGAAGTAGATTCACTAACTTTAAAACCTTTAGGTACTATACCACTTTTGGGATTTTTAACAAACTTTTCAAACTCTTTTTGCCTCTCTGGGGTCATTCTTACTACATTACCATCTTTTAGCGGATATTCTACTACTGGGCCGTTGATTGCTTGTCGATATGTCATGCCTGAAGAAAAAGTTGCAGGCTTTCCTTCTGTAACACCAAACCCAATGGGTGACCCGCTTCTAACTGACTGAAGTGTACTATGTGAGACACCTTGATTTCCTTCAATTAACCATGTTTCCCAGTGCATGCGACCAAGGCTACCGTCTTGTGGGCGACCTATCATTTCATACGCTTTTTTAGCAGAGTCTTTTAAGCCGTTTTCTAACATTTCAGTGACCATTAATCCTCGTGGTCCACCTAAAATATTACTTAATCCCCCTTTATTAATACCATCATATATATTTTTCCCTTCATATCTTCCATCGTCCCATAAATGTCTAGACTGTATTCTATCCATAACCAAAAGATCGTCTTTACCTGAAACTAAACCTATAAACGACACTACTTTATTATCAATGCCCGGTTTATTAGTTAGCTCAAAAAACCTTCGTCTAAACTGCGGTCCTGATGTATTTGGATCGGCTAAATCATTGTGTAGTGTTTGTAGTGCTGACTGACCACTGGGTGATTTTTCGCTTAAAGCTTTGAGCAATGTCCCTGCGGCATTAGCATTCATTGTTACCTGCTTGGCAGGGGAGCCCTCTGGTAAGCTTTCTGAAACCATTTGCTTCCATGAGACAAGATCCGCGTCTGTAAACTCGCCATTTACTGATTTTGTTATATAGGGTTCTGCTTTTGAAATTAAATCAAGGAAGGCGGCTTCTTGTTGTACTGGCCCTGCGCCACGTGAAAGAATTCCCCAAAGAAACATACGTCCTGTAAGATCAGGTGTAGCAATTCTAGAGTTGTAAAGATTTTTAATTTCATTAACGTACCCAAACCCTTCGTCTACTGTAGCTTTAAGTTGTGGGGTTAATCTATCCAACTTTTTAGCTAAAGCTGCGGGTGTTTGGTTATAGCTAATTGCTTGAGAGGGAGGTGAAGGTAAGTAGTCTCCTCCAAATGCCTGCGCTTCAGCATTTAACCAGCTTTCGGGAGAGGTTAAAGCTTNTGGATTATTTGTAATTACAGTTTCAATATCAGATAAAACTTTTTGTTTATTTTTAGGAGTAAAAGTTTGTACTACAGGGATAGTTGCCTTTTCTCCTGTTCCTGTAGTCAAAAGAATCGAGGGTAGCGCATGACCTTTTGCCTCGGCTATAACTTCTACTGGCGCTACAGAAATTGTTTCTGTCACTTCAAGTCGGGGCACGGGAGCGTCTAGTTTAGGNGTCTCTGTTACTAATNTTTCTGGCGTAAGATTCTCTAGCATTTTAGCCGCGTTTGAAGATTTAGTAGGTACATTAGGTTTAGCGCCTTTGGGTCCGAAAGGAAACGCCCCTAAAGCTATTACAGTAATTACCTCTTCTAATCTGTTTGCTTTCTCAAAATCACCTTCAGCACGGGCCTGATTAGCTTGCTTGGTTAGTTCTTCCGCTTGATTTAAAGCATTTATTTGAGCGAAAGGCGGTAAGGTCTCGGCCAAAACCCCTACAGGGTCCTCTTTACCTGCTTGTTTTAGGGCTTGTAGCATGCCTACGGCGTCCGTGGCTACTTTTAGGGAGGGGCTTGGTGCAGTAACTACATCTTTTCCATAGTCGTACACACTTTCTGCAACAGCCGGAATACCCGCGATAACATTACCAAAAATGCTTCGCTCTCCTTCTGGCGTAAACGGTGTCCGTGTGGCCCTAGTCAACAAATTATCCAACATCTGTTGGCTTTCAGTTTGTACTTGATCCGTGGGCAACGGGTCTGGAGACGCGATAGGTGGACGATCCTCCATTGCTATCAATTGAGCAGTAAGCTCATCCGGTGTCATGGAGTTCGCAGACGCAGAACCGCCGTCCGCGAACCCTTTAGGCTTTTTTACAGGGCCGCCCTCCGCCATTAAGCCATAGGTACGGTTAAATCCTGTATTGGCTGAAAT